CCATTTACTGCGTCATATCGTAGTACCGTAACCATTCATGAATTTAGTGTGGTTACTAGATTAGATGCTGGCGATTTTAATATGTCTACAAATTTAACATTGACACAAGATAATGATCAAACATATTATTCATTTGTTTCTGGATCAGATTTTGCGCCATATATTACAACGTTGGGATTATATGATGATGCCGGACAATTATTGGCGATTGGCAAATTAGCACAGCCAATAAGAAAACGCAATGATGTTGATATGAATTTTTTAATACGTTTGGATTTAGATAAAAACATATTGTTTAAAGGATAAACATGATACGATTAAAACATTTACTTCGAGAATTATCTGATTCAGATTTACAACGTTGTTTAAAAAAAATAGAAAATAAAGAATTTCGTTTTATAGCCGGCGGAGATAATGGTCGCGTTTATCAAATTGATGGAGAAGATAAAGTTTTTAAAATTACTAAAGAACAAGATGAATATGAAGTTGCAGATCGAATTGTAGATCGATATAATGAATTTACAACTTTTATTCCGGTTTATTATGTAGATGGTAAAAACATGTACATTATGGCAAATGCTTCAGATTTACCAGTACGAATTAAAAAATCAATTGATTTATTTATGCAAGATTTTGCTGTTTATGCACGAGATGAAGGCGGCGAAGTTTCTATTTTTAATTTTATTCAGGAAACAGATTCAATTGATCCTATGATTGATAATTTTTTAAATGCATTAAAAACAGATATCGATAAACTAAATATTCCGGAATTAGATTTGGATTTAGATTTCAAATCAGACAACATCATGATGTGGGACGGAAATATGGTAATGGTTGATTGGTAATCTATATTTATATAAAAGTAGTATGTAATGAGTACATTAATAGAAAATCTTATTTTAAAAATGCTTCGTGAAGATGTTTCTGAAGTAGATGGCACTACTGAATTATCTGTTACTGCTGGAGATACTCCTAGATCTAAATCAGGCTATATAGTAAAATTATTAGGTACGGTATCATATGGAAAAGGAAAACTTCGTACTCAAAATGCTCAAAAGATTGCAAAACAACGAGGGGCATATTCTGCATTTGTAATTACATTTGTTAAACCATCAAAAGATGCATCGGTTAATGATAATTTTATTTTAGATGATATCAAAACAATTTGTTCGATGGGTCGTACGGTTGGCTCAGGTGCTAACGCAAGATATAATGACGGAAAACATACGTTCATTATAATTCCAGTTAAATCAACAAACCGTAAAAAGGTATTTCATATATGGATTTATGATACATCCGTGTATGAAAATGCAATTGAAGAAATTCAAAATAAACTAAAAAGTGATACTCCAGTTACAGGTGCGTCTCGATCTCGAGCTGCAACAATAACAAAATTAGATAAAATTCCAATAATAAGTAAAAATAGTTTTGAAAACTGGATGACTACATTTAAAGATGTTGCATCCGCAACAAATACTGATATATCATCATTATCATTTCCGGATTTGTCAAATGTAACAGATATAGAAATAAAAATTAGTTCCCAAGCTACCTCGGATATCATTCCTACTGTAACAAAAGATTTGGGAAATGGTCAAAAAATAATTACATTTGATGTCGAAATGCGAGGACCAATTAAAGGTGTTTATGGTGATATACTTTGGACTTCAATAGTAGGCCCTGCAGGAGAAATTATTGATACATATTTACCATATGATGGAACAATGATATTTCAAGATGAAACTAGCAATGAAAATGTAAAATTAACAGGTAAGTTTAAAGATGGATATCCAATAATTGCATCTTCAATTACATATTTTGGAATTCAAAAACCTACTGAAATAGAAAGTTTCAAAGGAGATATAACAAAAGAAAATGTAGTTACAATTGGCAAAGGAACTAGAGCAACAATTGATTCTTATGCAAAATTAAAAGTATTTTTAAAAGAAGGAACGGCTACATTTAATAATAATAGAACGTATACGGGAACATGGTTTACAGATGATTCATCATTGTCAATGCAAAAACAATCATTAAAATTTAAAACAGGTTATATTACAACTATTGATGGTAACAGTTTAGGAAAATATGTCGACGGCGTTTATTCTAAAATTGCACAAAACGATTTAGATATCAAAACTAATTCCGTCGCAGTCGAATCGGTAACATATCCATATGAATGGCAAACTACGGATGGTATGATTACTATAAATACAGAAGCCGATTATGTATATTTTTTAAATGATACATCATGGTATAAATATCCAAAATCACAATTTGAAACTGATATTAAAACTGTTGATACTGATTTAAAATTTACTAAAATTTTGCAAAATGATATAATCAATCAATTAAATATTAAACACGGTAAAACTGCAAAAACAGAAGAACCGGAACCAAAACCAACTCCAAAACCAGAACCAAAACCTAAAAAGAAGAAAAAAACTTTTACTATAACCGCAACAACAGTTAATTTATATTCATGGTCTTCAAATCAATTTGAATCATTTATTCCAAATGTACCAAAAGATCGATTACTCCCGAAATATACTGTTACTGCCGTTAAAACAGGAAAAATTAAAGGTAAAGGTGATTCAAAATATACAATGTACTCAATTGGATCGGTAAGTGGCGGATCTGGAACAAAAACAGCATATATTTCATCAAGTAATATCAAAGTAAAAGAAGAATGAAATTAAAACATATGTTAACGGAGTCGACTTATACAGAAAATGCATTATTCTGTAAAAAGTTCGTATTAGCTCAGCCACAATTTGCAGCAAATAAATGGTCAACGATTGGTGGATATAATTATCGAACTATTGCAGGATCTGATAAATTATCGCAGCATGCATATGGAAATGCATGGGATTGGTCTGGTTCTAAATCAACAATGGAAGCTTTAAAAAATTTTTTAATCAAACATGGTAAAAAATTAAACGTACAATATATTATTTATAACAGAAAAATATATTCGGCGCCTTCATTCAGTGAACAAAATTATACAGGACCAAATCCACATACAGATCATGTACATGTAGATTTTATTACGGGAACTAAACCAGTATATGATTTATATGTTAATGCTAAATTGGAAATTATATTTGATCGTTTTTATAACATGATAACAAAAAATCCAAAAAAATATTTTTCACCATATACTAGTTTAATTAATGATGACGAAACCGGTGCATCAAATTTTTTGATAGACGAATTTAATAAGTATGTTTGGAGATTTAATTTTTGGAATCGTGTTGTTGATGAAAAAAACAAACAAAACATGAAAACTTTAAGCCAGTTAATTGAGTTAATTAGTTCGGATATTAAAAATAAAAAAAATGAAAAATATGATGTTATATTTTATAAAAATAATGGATCTTCATATACTACAAAAACATATAACTTTAAATGGATATACTTTTAAAAAAATGTTATGAGAAAAAATCACTTTCATAGTTCGGGAAATTCTAAACGAGCTAATGCACTTAAACATGGTTATAAATCAGGATTAGAATTAACCGTATCTGAACAAATCAAACAAACCGAATATGAACTTCGTTACGAAGCAGAAACATTAAATTACGTTGTGCCAGAGCGCAAAGCAAAATATACCCCGGATTTTGTGTTTACAAAACGCAATGGAGCTACTATGTATATTGAAACAAAAGGACGTTGGACTACTGCAGATCGTACTAAAATGAAACACGTATTGCAATCAAATCCTGGAATTGATATACGAATGGTGTTTCAAAATCCTAATCAAAAATTGTCAAAAACATCTCCAACGACGTATGAAGCATATGCTCGTAAGTTAGGAATCGTTCATGTTGCAAAAAAAGAAATTCCTGCAGAATGGATGGCAGAATGCATAAAACGAGGCGAAGAAGCAGTTGATGTTAAACGTTTCTTTAAATAAGGTTTGTTTTTTGAAAAAAAAATAATATATTCATGAAAATTAATGAAATTTATTTTATTAATAGATTGAAGAATTTATTGATTCAATCGTTAAGCCAGTAATGAAATGTATGTGCTTAACAATATATTATTAATTAATATTAATTGGATTCCTTACAGAATTTCTTTATATTATAATTGTGAAGAATCTTAAACTGTTACAATTATTAGAATCTGTTTTAGGTAAAGGTAAATCTACTTCAGGTAATAATATTGCATTCTTTTCTCCATTTACTTCACATTACAAACCTAAGTTAGAAATTGATATCAATACTAACCACAACGGAGAAAATCCATGGCATTGTTGGATATCTGATAAAAAAGGCCGTACTATATCTAGTTTGTTTAAACAAATGGGATTGCCTAAAGAACGGTTTGAACAGCTAGCAAAAATAATTGAAACATCTCGATATCGCAATACCACTGAAACAAAAACAGTTACTGCAATTGCATTGCCAGAACATTATGCTCCATTATGGATTGCAAAAACAACACCTGATTATAGAAATGCAATTCATTATTTAAAACAACGTGGAGTAACCATGTTAGATATTTTAAAGTATCGAATTGGTTATTGCGAACATGGTGAATATTCTGGCAAAATAATTATTCCTAGTTATGATGATACCGGACAATTAAATTATTTTGTATCAAGAGCGTATTATCGAGCAGACAAACAAAAACATAAAAATCCTAAAATTTCAAAAGATATCATTGGATTTGATTTAACAATAAATTGGTCACAACCAATCATTCTTTGTGAAGGTTCATTTGATGCAATTGCAATTAAACGCAACGCAATTCCATTATTTGGTAAAATTATTCAACCTGCATTACAAAAGAAAATCATCGAAAAACGCGTACGCGATATCTATATTTGCTTAGATGCCGATGCACTTCGAAATGCAATACAAATTGCAGAACGTTTCATGGCAGAAGGATTGAATGTTTATTTTATACGACTTGAAGATGCGGATGCATCGGAATTAGGTTTTGAACAAATTACAGAAATTATCAACAATACTGATATATTAACTTTTGAGCGCATCATGGCACTTAAAATGGACATGTTATGGACATAAAACAAATAGATTCTCCTTTAGAAAAAATTGACAAAATTTTTCATATTTCCGATGTACATATACGTACATTAAAACGTCATCGAGAATACCGACAAGTATTTAAAACATTATTTGATCATATTGAAACGCATGCAACAGGAAATAGTGTTGCAGTAGTTACTGGTGATATTGTGCATAGCAAATTAGATATGTCTCCGGAGCTAGTTCAAATGCTTGTAGATTTCTTTAATGGTTTTACAATTCCTACAATTGTTATTTTAGGTAATCATGATATGAATCTAAATAACATGCACAGGATTGATGCAATATCTCCAGTATTAGATGTTATTAAGAATCCTAACATTCATTTTATCAAAGATAATGGTTTGTTTGAATTTGGCGGCATAACATGGAATCATATGGCAGTTGATAAAACACCTGCAGATTATATTCGAGCAAAAGATTTTGACGCTCCATATAAAATTGCATTGCACCATGGTGCTGTTAATACTGCTAAAACGGATATTGGATATCAAATATCAAATGAACATGTAGGTGTTGATTTGTTTGAAGGACATGACATTACGTTGTTAGGTGATATACATAAGCCAGCACAATTCTTAGATGATGCAAAGACAGTTGCATATCCAGGTTCATTGATTCAACAAAATCATGGCGAAGCATTGATTCATGGAATATTGGTTTGGGACGTAGAACAACGCAGTGCAGAGTTTCATGAAATACACAATGAATATGGTTATGTAACTATCGAAACTCAAGGAGCTACAATCATTAACGCACCAGCTCGAATGCCACAACGTCCTCGGGTTCGTATTAAATTTAATGAAACGAGTGCAGCAGATATGAAAAAACTTATTGCTGCAATTCGTAAAAAATATGATGTAGAAGATATTACAATTCAAAGAACAATTGGTAGTGCTGCAACTTCAACATCATCTAGTTTAGCTATTGGAAATGTACGCGATGTTGAATATCAAAATACATTATTAACAGATTATATTGATTCGAATTTTCCACAAGCAACTGCAGAAGAAGTTGATGCAATTCGACATATCAATCGCACAATTAATTCAAAATTACCTGCAGTAGAATCAATTCGTCATACAACATGGCATCCTGTATCATTTGAATTTGACAACATGTTTTCATATGGCGAAGGCAATGTTTTAAATTTTGAAAATTTATCTGATGTATGTGGTTTATTTGCCGCAAATACATCTGGAAAATCTAGTTTGCTTGATGCAATTACTTATACTATATTTGATAAATGTAGCAAAACAAGCAAAGCAAATGAAGTTTTAAATAATAAGAAAACATGGTTCCGTGGTGTATTTCGTTTTGAAATGAATGGTGTTATGTATACCATAGAACGACGAGGTACTCAAAATAAAAAGAAAGAATCGCACGTTAAAGTTGATGTAGAATTTTATACTGATTCAGAAAATTTAAACGGAGAAGAACGCAGTGAAACAAATAAAAACATTCGTCGCTATTTAGGCACATATGATGATTTTATTTTAACTGCATTTTCACTTCAAGCTGACAACAACAATTTTATTGAAAAGTCACAAAAAGAACGCAAAGACTTATTATCACAATTTTTAGATATTACAGTGTTTGAACAACTTTATCAGCTTGCAGCAGATGAAATCAAAGAAACATCGGGTCGTTTAAAAGATTATAAGAAAACAGATTTTGCTGAAATCATTGTTCAAGCTGATGCAATTATTTCAGAGAATCAAGACAATATTATTTCTTTAGAACAACAAGAAGATACGCAACAAGACGCGAGAAACAGTCTTCAAGAACAAATTGTTTCTTTGATTGAAACAAAACTTCCAACTACATACGATGGACCAAACATCAATGAATTGCAACGTCAAGAACAAGATTTAATTGCTACGATTGAATCAATTCAACAAGACATTGAAACGGCAGAACAAGCATTAGAAACATTAACTACAGAAATTGAAACTCAAGAAGAACAATTAACTCAATTTGATGTTGATGATATTACAACAAAAACAACACACTACACAAAAACAGAACATTCAGTTAACACACTTTTACAAAAATATCGACAACAAAAGGAAATCGTAAATGGAAAACAAGAAAAAATTAAACATCTTGAATCTCACGAATATGATCCAAACTGCAAATACTGTACATCTAACGTTTTCGTTCAAAATGCAATCGAGGCACAAAATACAATTGAAACGGATCGAACAATATTAAACGATTTACAACAACGCATTGAAGATCTTAATACAGAATTAGAATCATTAAAACCAGTATTTGAATTAGAAACTCAATATAATAAACTTAAAAATACTATTGCAACTAAAAAAATTACGTTAGAACGAAATGAATTACAATTGCAAATATTAGAAAGTGATTTACAAACTCGAGAATCTGAATTAGAAACTACCGTAGAACGTCAAGAATCATTTCGCAAAAATGAAACAGCAATTACACATAATCAACATGTTGATACGCAAATCAATGAATGTAAACAACAAATTGCAACATGTTCAGATCAAATAAAAAACATACAAGAACAAATCAAATCACTCTTTGGTGCAATTGAAGTTGCAAAAACAAATAAAGGTGCTGCAATAGAACAATTGGATCGTTATCGTCAATTAGAAACTGAATATAAGGCTTATGGATATTATTTAGAATCAGTTAAACGAGATGGTATTCCGTATGAATTAATTTCAAAAGCTGTTCCTAAAATTGAATCTGAAATAAACAATGTACTTAATCAGATTGTTGATTTTAACATGGTATTAAATACTGATGGCAAAAATATTAACGGATATATCATTTATGATGAAGATAACTATTGGCCATTAGAATTAACGTCTGGTATGGAACGTTTTATTTCATCATTAGCAATTCGCATAGCACTTATCAATGTTTCGGCATTGCCTCGTCCTAATTTTATTGCAATCGATGAAGGTTGGGGTTCATTAGATGCAGAGCACATTTCATCAGTAGTAAACTTATTTGATTATTTTCGAACTAAATTTGATTTTTCAATTATCATATCACACGTAGATTCAATGCGAGATATGGTAGATAATTTAATTGAAGTAAACAAAACAAACGGATTTAGCAAGATATCTCATACGTAATATTTATATAAAAAAGATATTCACGAATGGAACGTAAAGAAGCAGTTTATAAAGGTTTACAATTTACGCCAGTATATTTTGAAGATACATCATTAACATCGCCTGATTATTTTCAAATTACTGAATTTCCTACTAGATTAACTGCTGGAAAAAATTTATTTAAACTTCGAGGACATCCAACTAATTTACATGTAGGCGGAACTTTAGGAATTGAAGTATTAGATTATAATGGCGATCCAATCTATACTGAAGTTGTTGATTTTATTGATGATGATAAATCGCGAGTAATTTCAATTTTTATTTATGAAGATTCATCTCCAGGTGATTGTACGATTACATTAGTTGCAGAAGCTGAAGTTATTAACAATCAGCCAGTACCGCAAGAATGGAAAGGTCGTACTAATATTAGATGGTCTAGATCAGTTCCAGTAAACCCAAATGTATCGAACATATCAGAAATTATTTTTGAAACTATTCCGGATGTAACTGTTGAAGAAATTATAGGGGTACAATTAGATAGAAGATATCCAAATACCACTCAATTTCCAACATACAATACGGGAAGCGTACGATATTTTTATTATAATAATCAACCTGCAATCGAAATAGCTGGTGGTGAATTTATTAATGATATGACATCAGGTACAATAACTGTATCTACTCCAGTTTCACCAACTCCAACACCTAATTATACAATTCCTACGACGGCGTATGTATCTTCGATAAAAAAGATATTAAGTCCAACAACAGCCTTGTTAGATACAGAATATACAGTATATAGTAGCCAAAGTATTTATCCTCACATTTACACTGAATTTTTATTTTCATCATATTCAATATCATATGAAGCAACACCAACATATGTAGAAACAGAAAATTCGCAATCGTTTGCATTTATACAAATATCAAATTTACAACCTGCAACTGGAGATGTTTCTAGAATCAAAGTATTTACAAATAATAACGGTACTGTCGGAACATGGGAATTGGTTAATGATGTAGAACTAGATGAAATTGAATTATTTATAACTAGTACATCATCATTATATCCTGATAAATCGATAGGAACATTTACATCACAAAGTATTATCAATGCATATTGGGATGCACATACATATCAAAATGGCATAGAAATAACACCAACTACGTTAACTTGGACTACAGCATCATTAGCAAATGCAATGTTAATTTCTAGTTCAATTGATATTACAAATAAAAATTCAGTACAAGTTGCTCAAATTAAATCTGCATATAAAGGCATTTTTAAAGCCAATGCATCATACAAAGTTACAATTGATGCATTAGGTACTAGAAACAGCGTAAACAACCCTAAACTATCAATATATCTATCAGGTAGTAGTTTTTATCAAGATCCAACTGATTATTTTAATCAAGAATTTCCTAGCGAATTTGGAAAACGAATTGGCGAAATAATTGTAACATCAGATAATCAACGATTTGATGACTATGTATTTAATTTTGAAGCAGACTATTCAGGTACAGGAATTTTGCTTGTTGTAGTAGAAGATGGAGAATGGCAAATTGCAGATGTACGAACAACAACTGATAACGAAACAGGATATACTCCAGATTATACTAGATTAAAAACACTAATTAATACTACTCACAAAATTGGAAATCAAATTTCATTTAAAGTAGAATATTATAATGTAAATGGTGAAAAAAGCAAACAAGTATCATATGTTTATAACAAAGATTGGGAAGGTGGAAATCGATATATCGATGGTAATTATTCAATGCTTACTGGATCTTTATATGTTGCAGATTCATTAAATAGTGGTGTTGCAATTAGCGGATATCCAAATTCAGGATTTGTTAGATCATTGGGATATGAAGGATTTGCTGCAGGTTTTCCAGGATTTTTACTTTGGTCTGGATCAGCATTACCAGGAAGCGCAGGAACAAAAGGCGGCGCAGCATACAGCGGCGTTGGATTAGAACTTTATGCAAATACTTCAAGTTATTTTAGATATTCAACTACAGATTCTGAAATAGATGTTCGAACAGATAAATTTTTCTTTGGTAATCCGTCATCAACGTTTATTAGTGGTGCTAATGGAAATATTGAAATTTCTGCATCTAATTTTCATTTAGATGCACAGGGAAACATAACAGCGTCAGATGGCGAATTTCGAGGTGTTAATTTAGCAGATTTATATCAATTTCGTGCTGTAATAATCGATAGCAGCCTTAATAATTTAAGCACATATATAGACGCAGGCAGCAACCCGTATTATGCATTAAATTTAACCGGATCATATGATCCAGCAACTGTTGGTATTGGTCCGGCAATGTTTATACGTATTAATGTAAGTTTATCATATCCAATTGGAGCTATAAATATACATACGCCGACATACGCCGACTGGCAGAATTATGCAACATTTATAGTTATAGAATCTGCAGGTACAAATTATATTTCTAGAAATGCAACTCCAATTTTTTTTCCATCACCTAATGCATTAGATAGTCGAATTTCATCAGATACAGATGATTGGATATTTCCTGCATTTCAAACATATACTATAGGCACGTCATCTTATTCAAATACATTTAAAGTAAATACAGGTAATCGTGTATTTTTAGCACAAAGTACAAATGATTGGAAAATACAAACAGTATCTAGTTATGATACATTAAGTCCACAATTTCCACTTGGTTTAGTAATAAGAAATGAAGCTCTATACGGTGCACCTAATCCATTTTCGTCTGGCCATATTAAAGTTTCAGGATCTGGCGCAGATGAGCATATATATTGCTACTTAAATAGTGCATGGAAACAATTGGATTAATATTTATATATAAAGAAACATAATGAATAAAATAACAGTTTTATTTCCCGGAGGATTTAAACCATTAACTGGAGCTCATTTAGCATTAGCACAACGATATGCAGAATCTCCGCAAGTAGGTCGAGTAATATTATTAATTGGACCAAATTCTAGAGATGGTATTACTAGAGAACAAAGCATTGAAATGTTTAATTTACTCAATAACAATCCTGACATCATCATTCAACCTACGCAACATAATTCACCCATTGTGGCAGCGTATGAATATTTGTTTGATTTGCCATCCGATGCAAAAGGACGTTATGCCATGGCTGCTTCTGCCAAAGGAGATGATTACGTTAGAGCAAAAACGTTTGTTCCAAATGTAGACAAGTATGCAACAATTGGTGATAAAAAAGGACGTAAAATTCCTGCAGGAATTGATGCAACAGAATTAAGTATTGATGTAGATCCGGAAACATATGCAAATGGTGCGCCTATATCTGCCACTACGGTACGACAAGCAATTGCTAATAATGATTATGAAACATTTCGAGCATCATATCCTCAGTTTAAAGATGCAGTAGTTAAAAATGCTTGGCAAATCTTAACAGGATTACAAGAAGCATTATTTACAAAAGAATGGTGGGCGACACAATTGCAAGAAGATGTAACGGACGTAATTGAAGCGATAATGAATGCGTCCGAAAAAAATCGCCATGGTAACAAAATAAACAAACTTAGAAATTTTTTAGATTCAAATCACGAAAGATCATTCGTATATGATTTTGATAAATTTCCAAAAACAGTATACGGCGCAGTATTAACAGAAGGCGGCGCTGCAGGACATATGGCACATCCATGGGATGATCATGGTTTAACTTTCAATGATATGAAAGAAATTGTTAGCAGAGCATTAGAAGGACGTTTAGACATAGAAGCTGCAGTAACTGAAAAAACTGACGGGCAAAATATTCAAGTAACATGGAAAAACGGACAAATTGGTTTTGCTCGTAATAAAGGTACTGTAATCAATCCAATGTCAGTACAAGAAATACAAGATAAGTTCGGAGGAAGAGGACCAATATCAGATGCATTTGGAAATGCTGCAGAAGATTTAGCAGAAGCATTTAGTCGCGTACCACAAGATAAACTCAATCAAATATTTAAAAATGGTCTTGTATTTGCTAACATGGAAATTATTTATCCAGCAACACGTAACGTTATTGCATATGAAGTTGCTGTATTACAATTTCACAATTTAATAGAATATGATGAACAAGGAAATGTTGTTGAAACGGATTTGACTGGAGGCGGTACCTTGCAAGGTATTATACAAGACGCTAACGCACATCTTCAAAAAACATTTTCATTTATTCCTCCACAAAAAATTAAAATCGGCCGAATATCTGATTTTGAAGATCAACAATCTGCATTTTTTAATGAAATTGCGCAATTACAAAATCGATATGGATTAAAAGATACAGATCGTGTTACTGAATATCATCGAGCATGGTGGCGTGATGTTATTAAAGGTCAAGCTGAAAAAATGGGATATGATATTCCAGAAAACGTTTTAAATGCATTGATATATCGCTGGGCATTTTTTGATAAATCAGAAAGCATGACCTCACTTAAAAAACAAATTACAAATCCAGAATTTTTAAATTGGGTTCAAGAATTTGATAAAAATGAATTTAAACGATATTACAAACAAAACATGGAACCGTTTGAAACTATATTTTTACGGTTAGGTGCAGTTGCATTAAAAAATGCAGAAAATTTCTTAGCAGCAAATCCATCTAAGACAGTTCAACAAATCAAACAAGAATTAGCCGAACTTACAAAAGAATTACAAAATAATCCAAATCCAGCAACAATTTCTAAATTAGAATTGGAACTTAAACGAATTGAACGATTGGGAGGATTTGATGCAATAGTTCCTTCGGAAGGAGTAGTATTTACATATCGAGGCAATACATATAAACTTACCGGAGCATTTGCACCAGTTAATCAGATACTAGGAGTATTGAAATACGCGCGATAACATATTTATATTAAAATTGGAATTTAATCATGGCTGAAAAACACAAAAGCAAGTATAAAAAACCAGAAAATAAAAAACCAACATATCGTAAAGATCTTAAAGATTATACATATGATGATAAAGATGAAAAATTAAACCCATATTCTACGGGTAAGAAACAAGAAAAGGTTGCTCGTAAAACAGATAAAGCCATGCAAGACGACGGTAAAATGTATCCGAAATATACTGACAAAGACCGTTTATATAAAAAACTTGAAGATGGTGAATATGATCCAAAACATGCAATGAATGTTTTACGTAAACGTCAAGAAGAAGATTCAGATGAGTATCTAGAAAAACGAGATGAAATTGATCATGGTGTTACTACCACTGAACTTAAAGAACGTATTAATCGTTTGTCTAATGCAAAAAAAGAACAATTGGTTAGAGAATATATTCGTAGAAAAATAGCAAAAGTTTTACGAGAACAAGGCGCACCAACAGATGCTCCAGAAGAAGAAGCCCCAGCACCAGACGCTCCAGCAGACGCACCGGCACCGGATGCCGCAGCTCCTCCAGCACCTGATGCCGCAGCTCCTCCAGCACCTGATGCCGCAGCAACACCTCCGGCACCTGATGCCGCAGCAACACCTCCGGCACCTGATGCAGCTGCTCCACCCGCACCAGCTCCAACTGCACCACCAGCAGAAGAACCAGCAGCTGAAGAAGATCCAGAAGAACAAGAAAAAGATGCAGTTAAAAAAATAACCAAAGCGTTGGAAAGAGAACGAGGAAATATTGGTAGAATTGAAACGATTGCGCAAGTATTAAACAAGTTATTTAAAGATGCAGAATTAGCTGATACTAAAAATTTTTACAAATTATTAAATAAATTAGCAGTAAAAAAATTAAGTAAAATTCAATCAGCTGCAAATAATTCTGAAGAAAACAAACAATAAGTTATATGTCTAAAAAGTTACAAAATGTTAAAGCTGTTCAACAGATGTTGGATGGCACCCATAAGTTTCAAACTAAAAAAACAGTTGGTTTTTCAGATGCTAAAGCACGAGCAAAACAATCTGAACATCATGATGTTGGCGATGTATGGGAAGAAACTGATATTCACGGAAATACATATGTTATAGAACAGCGAGAAGGTTTCCGAATTCGAAAAACAAAAAATTCTGATATTTTTCAAAATATTAGGGATGAAATAAAATCATTTCCTAATTGTAGAAAAGATACTTGCACATGTGCAGGTACACATCATTTAGATCAAAAAATGAGAAAGATTCATGGAATGTGTTTTGATTGTGTGATTGAAATGGAACATGAATTAAAAAAATCTGGCGAATATAAAGAATATGAACAAAATAAAATTCGAGAAAATGCATTAGCTTGGTTGCGAGAAGCAGAACGCGATGTTGAAATGTTAAAACAAACATACACTCAAGCACAAGAATTTGTTTCTAATTCAGATGGTCAAGTAGAAACATGGTCATCAAAGATGACGCCAGAAGAATTTGAAAACACTATACAAAAACAATTCGATGAATTTAAAATAAAATTTTTAGCAAACTTAAACGGAGAAACAAAAAACAATGAAAACGATTAAAAAATATTGGGCAGTTATTGCCGGAGCAGTATTAGCATTATTAGCTATTTTCGCTATGGCATTTAATAACAATGAAAAACGAAAAGTTAAAAAAATTGATGATAAGATTGATGACAATAATCAACAAATTGATCAACTTCAAGGAAAAACTGAAGTAATTGAAGAACAACGTGTCGAAGTTAAACAAGAAATTCAAGAAACTAAAACGGAAATTGCTGAATTAGAAACTGCCAAAGAAGAATTAAAAGTAACAGAATTGCCAGTAGACGATGCTAAACAAAATATTTTAAATAAAACCCGTCGCGGAAGAAAACCAAAAAAATAACATGAAACGATTATTAGTTATATTATTATTTCCGGTATTTGCATTTACGCAAACTAAACCAGATACATGTTTTACGCAACAAGAAATTGTCGATATTTCATATACATTAGATTCTTTATTTGCATTAGATTCAATTAATACGGCATTAATTGATAAGTATGTGACGTTATCTAAACAACAAGATGAATTAATTAAATTAGATTCATTACAGATTCGATATAAAGATCAACAAATTGCATTATTACAAGAAAATGTAGAATTATATATTCGAAGAGAGCGTTATCTAAAACCAAAATGGTATGAGGCAAAAGGTTTATGGTTCGGAATGGGTATATTTACAACATTAGGCTCTGGAATATTAATTAATCAAATATTGAAATAACATGTCGCAAAATATAAAACAGATCATTCAACAACAGTACACGATGTGTGCTAAAGATCCTGTTTTTTTCATGAAGCAATATTGTTATATTCAACATCCTAAACGTGGTAAGATCAAATTTAATTTATATCCATTTCAGGAAGATTCATTAACTGAATTGCGAGATAATCGTTACAATGTAATCTTAAAGTCACGACAGTTAGGTATATCAACATTATCAGCCGGCTTTGCTCTTTGGAGCATGTTATTCAATGAAGATTTTAACGTACTTGTTATTGCAACGACACAAGAAGTAGCAAAAAACTTAGTAACAAAAGTACGAGTAATGCATGACAATTTACCTAGTTGGTTGAAAGGAACAATTGAAGCTGATAATAAACTTTCATTGAAATTTAAAAATGGCTCACAAATTAAAGCAGTTTCATCTGCAACCACAGGAGCACGTTCTGAAGCATTATCATTGTTAATTATAGATGAGGCTGCCTTTATTCGCAATATTGAAGAAATATGGGTAGCATCGCAAGCAACATTATCAACAGGTGGTGGTGCTATTGTTTTATCTACACCTAACGGTATTGGTAACTGGTTTCATTCAGTATGGTCAGAAGCTGAGCAAGAAATTAATGGATTCCATACAATTAAATTGCATTGGACCGTTCACCCAGACCGCGATCAAACATGGCGCGATGAACAAACTAAATTGTTAGGAGAACGAGGTGCAGCTCAAGAATGTGATTGTGACTTTATTTCATCTGGTCATACTGTAATAGATGGCGCTATATTAATGGATTATGAAATAAAGTGCATAGAACCTATCGAACGACGAGGATTTGATAATGGATATTGGATTTGGGAATATCCTAACTACGAAAAAAATTATATAGTAGTAGCTGACGTTGCTCGTGGTGATGGTGCTGACTGGTCAACATTTCATGTTATTGATGTTGAATCTGTATCACAAGTTGCTGAGTATAAAGGTAAACTTCCACCTAAAGATTTTGGTAATATGCTTGTGTCTGTTGCAACAGAATGGAACAATGCATTGCTAGCAATTGAAAATGCAAACATAGGTTGGGCAGCAATTCAACCAGCGTTAGACCGCGGATATGAAAATTTATTTTATACATATAAAGATGACGGATATGTTGATATAGATGTGCAACTTAAAAAAGGTTATGATATGAAGGATAAAACCCAAATGGTTCCTGGAGTATCAACAACATCTCGTACACGTCCATTAATGATATCAGCACTTGAAATGTATATGAGAGAACGAACTCCAGTAATTCGTTCAAAAAGATTAATACAAGAACTTTTTGTTTTTGTATGGTTAAATGGCAAAGCACAATCACAAAACGGATATAATGATGACCTTGTTATGTCTTTTTGTATTGGATTATGGTTACGAGATACATCGCTTAAACTGCGACAACAAGGAATTGAATTACATAAACGTGCACTTTCACAATTTACAAAAACTGATTCTGTAATTTATACTGGTAAGAATATGAATAACGGATCTGACAGTTGGAAATGGAATAACGGTTTCAATGATGAAGATTTAACTTGGTTAATCCGTTAAATACACCCCTGTTCTTTAATCAGTTATATTTATAATAAAATAAAAATAAAACTATGGCATCTTTAGCTAAACGATTACGTAATTTATTTGCAACGAATGTAATAGTTCGTGCATATGGAAAAGATAAACTTCGCGTTGTTGATACAAACCGACTTCAGTCCGTTGGTAATTTAAATCAAAGTAAAATTGCAGATAGATATACACGATTGCATGGTGCAAATAAACATCGTGTAGGTGGTATGGGTGGTTATGATTCTAACTACTATATGCATCAAAATCGTATGCAACTTTATGCTGATTATGAAATGATGGATAAAGATCCTATTATCAGTTCGGCATTAGATATATATTCTGATGAATCTACACTTGCAGATCAATTTGGTGATATTTTAACAATTAAATGTAACAACACGCAAGTACAAAAAATACTTTATAATTTATTTTATGATGTATTAAATATAGAATTTAATTTATGGACTTGGATTCGCAATATGACCAAATATGGTGATTTCTTTTTAAAATTAGATATTGCCGATGAATATGGAATTATTAATGCACGTCCATTTTCTAGTTATGAAATTGAACGTTGGGAAGAATATAATGAAGTTACTGGCGAATATGAAATTAAATTTAAACATATTGCAGATCAACAACGACAATATGATGTTTTTGAAATAGCACATTTCCGTATGTTATCGGATTCTAATTTTTTACCATATGGTAGATCAATGTTAGAAGGCGCTCGTAAAGAATTTCAAAAACTTATGATGATGGAAGATGCAATGCTAATACATCGTATTATGCGTGCTCCAGAAAAACGTATTTTTAAAATTGATATTGGTAACATTCCACCAAATGAAGTTGATTCATTTATGGAAACTATTATCAACAAAATGAAAAAAATTCCACATATCGATCCAACGACAGGTAATTATAATCTTAAATTTAATTTGAACAACATGTTAGAAGATTATTATTTACCAGTTCGCGGTGGAAATTCAACTACAGCAATTGATACATTACCTGGTATGACATTTACCGGAATGGATGATATTGATTATATCAAACATAAAATGATGGCTGCTTTAAAAATTCCTAAACCATTTTTAGGATATGACGAAGGAGTTGAAGGAAAATCTACTTTAGCATCAATGGATATTCGTTTTGCTAGAACAATTGAACGAATTCAAAAAATTACAACATCTGAATTAACTAAGATTGCAATTATACATTTATATGCACAAGGTTATGAGGGCGAAGATTTAATTAGTTTTGAATTAGAATTAACCGCACCATCAATTATATATGATCAACAAAAAGTTGCATTAATGACTGAAAAAATGACATTAGCAACTGCAATGCGCGATTCAAAATTAATTTCTGATAAATACATTTATGAATACATATTTAACATGTCAGAAGATCAATGGTTGCAAGAACGAAGCAACGTTGTTGAAGATTTAAAATTGCGATTCCGTCAAAATCAAATTGAACAAGAAGGTAATGATCCTGCGGTAACTGGTCAATCATTTGGCACTCCACACGATTTAGCAACAGTTCATATGTCGACCAGTGACGTTGAAGATAAAGATGCGGGAGGTCGTCCGAAAGAAGGAATTAAATTTGGACAACATAAAAATGAATTTGGATGGGATCCTACGGGTATGAAAAGTATAAATCAAGCATTTAATCCGGAAAATCAAAAGTCAGCATTTTTACCAGATCCTAAGGCAGCAAAGACAGCTAGAGCTATTTCTGCCGAAAATATTAATATGTTGAAAAAAATAAAAACAAAACAAACATCGATCATTACAGAATCACTTAAAACCAATGAAAATCAAAAACAAGATTTAGATTCTGGAACAATGTTAGATGAAAAGAACATTTTATAAAAGTAAACATATTTATTAAAAAAATAAAGTACTGAACATATGAAGAAATTAAAACATTCGAAATATAAGAATACCGGCATTCTTTTTGAAATGTTAGTCCGAAAATTAACTTCGGAAACACTAACATCAAATAAGTCAGTTACTATAGATATTATCAAAAAATACTTTGGAAAAAATACCGAATTAGCAAAAGAATTACAATTATATAATGCATTAGTAAAAGAACAATTCCGTAGTGAAGCTCAAGGTTTGGATTATATTCGCACAATTAAAAATGCATATACTAAATTAAATCAAAGTATTTTAAAACGACAAAAATATAATTTAGTTAAAGAAATTTCTGAAAAATTTGTATTTTCTGATTTATCAAAAATTCACATCAATAACTATAAAGCATTAGCTTCTATTTATATGTTGTTTGAATATGAAGAAACAGATAACCCAAAACAGTTATTAGAATGTAAAAATGTAATTCTAGATAATGGATTAATTGTAGAAAAAAAATCTATAGTTAAAGATCCATTAATGGAATCATTTGAATCGCAACCAAAAGAAATACGATTATTAACATACAAATTACTTGTAGATAAATTCAATGACAAATATTCTATTTTAGATGAATCGCAAAAACAATTATTGAATAAATACATAACTAATGTTAATGATACTACAGCTCTTAAAGAATATATTCAAGTTATAATTCCGCAAATTAAAAAACAATTGTTTGAACAATCAAAATTAATTACTGACAAAGCTACTAAAATAAAAGTAAAAAAACTTTCAGAAATGCTATGTACGGTAGAAAATATGAAAGCTATTAAAGAATCTCATATACTTTCGTTATTAAGATACTATGATCTAATTAAAGAATTAAAAGGATTACATTGATGAAATCGTTATTAAATGAAATGAAAAAGCGTTTTGATGAGATTGAATCGAGTGATTATTGTGATTCATGTGATAGGCCAAAAGATCAGTGTGTTTGCGAAAATGAAGAAGAATTAGACGAACAAAATGTAACGGGTGCAGTGGCAGGATTTAGTACTCCAGCTGCATTTGCTAAACCAGGTAAATGGAAAAATAAAACAAAAACGTATGAATCTGTAAATACTCCACCATCATTTCGATGGAAAGATGATACATATCAACATCCAGAATCAGAAGAAGAAGAATTCAATGATAAATTTCCATTTAGCGATGATGAAAACGATTGGTTTAATAAATCATATGAATATCCATCGAAACCTATGCCAAATAAACCAAGTAAACATATGAAAAGCGTTTCGGAAATTATAGATAAAAAATATGAACATTTAGTTGAATCATATCGAGCTTATGCAACGGGAAATTCAAAATCAACGCCGGAACAAAAAATAAAACAAACCATTAAAGAAGTTGCTCGACAATTGCAAGAAATTGAACAAACAGTGAATTATGCATCTCGTTTAAAAACCGAATCTAGTGTTGCAAGAAATGGATATGGTACTTCAGTAGAAAAATCATTAAATAAAATATCAGAACGATTAATTAAAATATCAGAACGTGTAAGAGCATTAGGAGAATAACATGTCAAAACAACTAATAGTAGAATATATGCCATTTAAGCCTGTTGGTTCATTAACTGAATCAAGCGGTGCTGCATATGGAATACCTGGTGGTTTTGTTGTACAAGGAGTTTTGCAACGAGCAGGAGCCAAAAATCAAAATGGTCGAGTTTATCCAAAGCCTATTTTAGAAAGAGAATGTCGACGATATCAACAAGAATATATTGACCAACATAGAGCATTGGGTGAACTAGATCATCCAGAATCTTCGGTTGTAAATTTAAATAACGTTTCTCACAACGTTTTAAAAATATGGTGGAGTGGCGATGATTTACAAGGAGCAGTACAGATACTAGATACTCCATCTGGTAAAATTCTTAAAGAACTTTTTAGAGCAGGAATTACATTAGGCATTTCATCGCGCGGATTAGGTTCAGTTAAAGAATTGCGAAATGAAGGTGTAGTAGAAGTTCAAGAAGATTTTGAATTGATATGTTGGGATTTCGTATCTAATCCATCAACTCATGGGGCTTTTATGCGTCCTACGCACATGAACGAATCTGTTAATAAAATGGCACATACAACTAAATATAATAAAGTAAACAACATCATTACATCAATTTTGTGTGAAGATGGTAAATGTAGGATAATATAATGAAAACGAATTTAAAATATATTTTGGAAATGATCACTGAAGATCAGCCACAACCGTTATCAAAAGAAGAAAAAGCTGAATTCGTTGCGCAAGTAAAACGTTTTTCTGAAATGTCTGATTCAGTATATGGTCGTGGCGATTTGCAAGAATTAACGGAACGAGTTAAGGATATCGTAAATAAAGCAGAACAAATTGCATCTGAATCTGGAGATTGGTTTGATAACGTAACAATTAAGCGTCATATGAAAACATTGAATGATTCATATAAAGTATTTGAATCAACAGCAAAAGAAATGAATCAATTACAACAACGATTGAGTGCAGCATATGAAGATATTGCTTCAGGTTTAAGCAAATATTTTGAAGTTGAATAATTTGGATTAATGAAAAAAATTTATTATTATAAAAAGGTAGATGATGAGCAAGTTTAGAAAATTATACAAAGAATTCTTTGGATTAAAAGAACAAGACGAAAAAACTATACAATCATCTCCTTATAAGTTTACTAAAGATGACGTAACTAATGCAAAAGAAATTGCAGCTGCAATGAAAGATTTAACAGCTACAATGAAAGAAGGAGATTTAGATGAAGCACAATTGGTTAATAATTTAACTGATTATCAAGGTGGAGTTGAATACGTACTTCGAGATCCAGCAACTGCACAACAAACGTCACAAGAAATTCAAGAATGGGCAGAACGAAAAGGTTTTACGGTAATTAAGAAAACATTATCGCAATCTGGTAAAATTGGATATTTTTATTTTAGATTAGGACAAGATCCTGCATTAGAATCACAAAAGCTTCAAGGTTATTTAGCACAGAAACCAGAATTAAAACATTTTAGATTTAATGTTAGACAATCTGCAAAAAAGCCACAACAAGAAATTTAATTAATCATATATGAATAAAAAACAAAAACAACATCAAACAATTGTGCCAGGCAACCCCACGGCTGTAAATGTAGTAAATCAAGATTTAGGATTTGCAATGCGCACTTGGAAACGTAAAGTAAAAGCTACCGAAGTTTTAGAAAAAACAAAAGATCGCAAAGAATTTGTAAAACCAAGTGTCAAACGAAGAAAACAAAAACAAGCTGCACAATTTATGCAAAGGATTAAAGATCTACATTCACTTTAAGATTTTTAAGATTTTTTAAGGCCCTAACAAAAAAGTTAGGGCTTTTTTACTGTTTTTTTATTCAATGGTATATTTATTTGTAAATACGCTATTTCTTATATAGTGTCTATAATTTAATTATTCTATTAAGATTCAAATAATCTTATTTCCAAAAAACAAATTTAAGGAGAAAAAAAATGGCAAAATCAGACTTGCTAAAACAAGCAATTGCTGATGCAAAGACAGTTAAGGAAACTGCTCTTGCAAATGCAAAAATTGCTTTACAAGAAGCATTCGCTCCTAGACTCGAAGCTATGTTGCAAACAAAGCTACAAAACGAAGTTGAAGGCGAAGAAGAAATGCCCGCAGAAGAACCAGTAGTAGACGCTGGTGCAGAAGCAGGAGCGGAGATGGGTGACGATTTCAGTTGGACAGATGATTCTTTAGCAGCATCAGTTGGTGGTAAAGATTATAACTTCCAAGTTGGAATGGCCGGTGAAGAAGAAGGTGCGGTAGCGCCTGCAGAAGAAATGCCAGCATCAGAAGAAGAAATGACTGCTGAGTACAATGAAGGAATGGATATGGCAGAAGATGATCTAGAATTAGAATCTATCATTCGTGAATTAGAAGGAGATTTAGATACAATGCCAGAAGAAGATGTTGATGATATGTCTATGTCTATGGAAGGAATGTACGAAGGAGAAGAAGAAGAAATGATGCCGGAAGGTATGTATGGTGATGAAGATGAAGATGAAAGCATTGAAGAAATTATTGAAGCAATTCTTCGTGAAGAAGATGGAAATGAATTTCCAGAAGATAAAGAATCAGATTCAATGACCATGACAGAAGAAGATGTTGATGCAATGGCAATGGAATTAGATGATACTAAAACTGAATTGGAAGAAGCATACCGAACAGTTAAACAATTAAAAAGTATTATCAATGAAGTTAATTTGCTTAACGCTAAACTTCTTTACACTAACAAGTTGTTCCGTAACTTTGAATTGAATGAAGCTCAAAAAATGAAAGTAATTGAAAATTTTGATAGAGCTGGAAATACAAGAGAAGTTAAATTAGTATTTTCTACATTAGCGGAAAGTTTTAATCGTCCAACAAAGAAGCGAGTAGTTAAAGAATCTATCGCGTCTAAACCAACGAGAACTACGGCTCCAAGTGTAGAAACAACAAATGTTTTATCTGAAGGCTTCGAATTAGCTAACAGATGGAAAAAATTAGCAGGATTATTGTAATAACAAAAAACAAACAAAAAAGGAAAAAAAATGAGTATCTCAAATTTATTACAAACCAATGATTTCGTACAACGAAACCAAGCAAAAGCATTGGCTTCAAAGTGGGAAAGAACCGGTTTATTAGAAGGCCTTAAGGGCGAAACAGAAAAAGCCGGAATGGCTCAATTGCTTGAAAACCAAGCACGTCAATTAGTAAAAGAAGCTTCTTCAACTGGTGTAGCAGCTGGTTCAGAAGAGTGGGCAGGTGTAGCACTTCCATTGGTACGTCGTATCTTTGCTGAATTTGCTGCAAAAGAATTCGTTTCAGTTCAACCAATGAACTTACCATCAGGTCTTATTTTCTATCTAGACTTTAAATATGGTACAGCTCAACCAGGATTTGATAACGACAATTTAAACAGAACAGGTGATCCGTTTGGTTCTCCTAACGCTGATGACTCAATGTTCGGTGTTACCACTACTGCAAATGATCCATCAGGCGGTCTTTATGGGGCTGGTCGTTTTGGATATTCAATTAATTCAGTTTCTTCATCAATTTTGACTGCAACTGAAATTGCAACTGGATCTACTCCAACTACCGTACAAGTTAATGGTGATTCTGCTTATTCAGGTTCAACTCAATACAAAATGGTTACTGTTAATGTTCCAACTGATGCAGATTTATATGCAGTTCGTTCATTTACATTAGTAGCAGCAGGTACTGAATTAGCTCCAGTACAAGCATTTTCAACAATTACTTCAAACTTTACCGCATCATTTGTAGTTTCTTCATCTATCGCAACTAGCGTTCAAGCTGCTATCACTGCAGGAACAATTCGATTGAATTATAGCAAACAGCCTACCGACATTACAAGAGGTGATTTTGAAGATAAAACTACGTATGCAAATGGATATAATGTTGATATCGACATTCCAGAAATTAACCTTGAAATGCAATCAGAACCAATCGTTGCTAAAACACGTAAGTTGAAAGCAGTTTGGACACCTGAATTTGCTCAAGACTTAAATGCATACCATTCAATTGATGCTGAAGCTGAATTGACTTCAATGTTGTCTGAATATGTATCAATGGAAATCGATCTTGAAATCCTTGATATGTTAATTGCAGCAGCTCCAACAACTGAATATTGGTCAGCTCGAAACAATACAATATTTGATGGTACATCATTTACCACTCTTGCAGCAGGTACAGCTACTCCAGGTTTAGGAGATGGATTCTATAACACCCAAGGTGGATGGTTCCAAACTTTAGGTACTAAACTTCAAAAAGTATCTAATAAAATTCACCAAAAAACATTACGTGGTGGTGCTAACTTCTTAGTAACATCTCCTGCAGTTGCAACTATCCTCGAGTCTATCCCAGGATTTGCTGCTGATACAGATGGTAACAAAATGGAATTTGCTGCTGGTGTTCAAAAAATTGGTTCAGTAAATAATCGTTACACCGTATACAAAAACCCATACATGAAAGAGAATGTAATCCTTATGGGATTCCGTGGTACTCAGTTCCTTGAAACGGGTGCTGTATTTAGTCCATATATTCCATTAATTATGACTCCGCTTGTATACGATCCGGTGAACTTCACTCCACGTAAAGGTGTTATGACACGTTACGCGAAGAAAGTAGTTCGTCCAGAATTCTACGGAAAAGTATACGTTCACGGTCTTAACACGCTTTAATAGTTAACTTCGATTAAACGATAATTAACGAATTAACTAATTAAAAAAGAAAGGGTGGCTTCGGTCACCCTTTTTTACTGTTTGTATATTTATATAAAAGATATGGCAGTAGAAAGACACAAATATGAAATGTTTGCAGAAATTCAATATGACGGTCGTCTTATTGATGTATTAGACCGCATACGAGCTATTCGTTTAGTTTTAATGGTTCACATTGAACAAGATTTAGGAAAAGATCGTGAATTAATAAAAATTAAAATCATGACTCCATATCCTGCTAGAAAAACATTTTTTGCAATTCGTCAAATGTGTTTAGGAAAAATTGAAACGCTTAAAACGATGACATTGCGAGAATCAACGCTTACAAAATTATTATAATTAAGGACAGTTATGGCTACACAAAACAGAGAAAAAACTCCCCCAAAAACTGATATTAAATTTTCAATTACATTATCAGAAGAACAAAAACAAGCAAAAGCAAAAATTATAGAAACACCATTTAATTTTATTTTAGGTAAAGCTGGTTCTGGAAAAACATTGTTAGCAGTTCAAGTAGCACTTGATATGTTTTTTAAAAGACAAATCAATAAAATTATTATAACGCGGCCTACCGTATCAAATGAAGATAATGGATTTCTTCCTGGTTCATTAGCAGAAAAAATGGATCCGTGGTTAGTTCCATTACGTAGCAATATGCGTAAGGTTTATAATAAACCAGAGATTCTAGATAAAATGGAAAAAGAAGAAAACATTGAATTAGTTTCTTTAGCACATTTTAGAGGACGCACATTTGATCATTCGGTTTGTATTGTAGATGAATTTCAAAATTTAACTAAACAACAACTACAAATGGTTGTATCTCGATTGGGTAAAGATAGTATCATGATACTTACCGGAGATCGTTATCAAATAGATTTAAAATTTTCAAATGATTCAGCAGTACATGAAGTACCTAAATTAACAAAGTCAAAATATGTAAATGAAATCATATTATTAGACAATCATCGACACGAATCATTAAATGAAATTTTAAAACTTCTAAATGAAACGTATTGATATTTATAATTAAAAAGGAAAACGATGGATTACAGTGTTCAGAAACCAATTTGGCCCGGCAGTTCTTCGTTTACAACTGGATCAACTCCATTTGGATTTTTTGATGCTGATGCTGTATTTCGATCGCATGCTGATAAGTTTGCAAAAATGGCTGCACAGACATTAGGATATCCAATCATGGATGTAGAAATGCAAGCAGTAAATTTTTATACTGCATTTGAAGCTGCAGTCGTTGAATATTCCAATCAAGTAAATCAAGTAAACATTGTTAACAATTTATTTAGTACATTAGGAATACAAACCGGTTCAGACTTTTTAACAAATAATAGTTTTACTGATGCGTTAATTGGTAATTCATTTGGATATATTACAAAACTTTCAAAAACATATGGCACCGAAGCTGATTCGGGAGGAAATATTAAATGGCTTAAAGCCGAAGTAGATGTAGTACCGGGACAACAAACATATAGTTTACGTACTGCAATATCTAAATCATTAGGTATTGTATTAACAACTAGTTCGGTAGAAGTAAAACGAGTTTTACATAATCCGCCGCCGGCTATTGTAAGATATTTTGACCCATTTGTTGGAACAGGATTAGGTTCACAACAATTAATGGATTCATTTAATTTTGGAGGATTTTCGCCGTCCATATCATTTATGATGATGCCAATTCATGCTGACTTACTTCGATTGCAGGCAATTGAATTTAATGATATGGTACGTAAGTCACATTATACATTTGAAATACACGGCGATGATATTAAATTTTGGCCAGTACCAACTGCGGGCACGGGTTCATCGGCATCTTCAATTTTTTACAATAAAGTATGGATTGAATTTATTTTAGATGAATCAAAAACAAATGAGGCAGCGTTATTTGGCAATACAGCACTTATGCGAGGTGTTATTACGGACGCATCAAATATACCATATACATATCAAACATACAGTAGAGTGAATGATATGGGGCGTGCGTGGATATTTAGATACGCATTGGCACTTGCAAAAGAAATGTTAGGATATATTCGTAATAAATATTCATCTGTTCCTATACCAAATGGCGAAGTAACACTAAATGGTGCAGATCTAACATCGCAAGGACAAACAGAAAAAGAAGCATTGATAACACAGCTTCGTGAATTTTTAGAAAAAATGACTCGAGAATCTATGATTACGAGACAAAATGCAGAAGCAACACAAATGATGGAAATATATGCTAAAGTTCCATTAAAAATATATGTTGGATAAGGAGATACAATGGCACTATTTGGTTCAATGCGAGATGCAAAATTTTTGGCATCAATCAATGCTGAATTGATTAATGCCATTGTTGATACTGAAATTGAATTTTTTAAATTGATATTAGATACTACGGAATCTAATATTTATGGCGAATCTGATTCTAAATCATATTATGATTCTTTATTGCTTCCATGTATGATTACTAAAGATGAAAAATCTGCTGCAATGGATGATTATGGTCATACATATACTCGTACATTAACATTTGGTGTTTCTCGAGATTTACTTGAAAAAGCTGATTTTTATCCTGAAGTTGGAGATATTGTATTTTGGGATAATGAATACTACGAATTAGATAATGTAGATGCAAATCAGTATTTTGCAGGAAAGAATCCAGAAACATGGCCAAATGGCGATAGTCATGGTTATAGTGTATCTGTTATTTGTAACGCACATGCAACACGTCAAACGCCACAAAATATTGTTGATTTACGTAGAGGTGGAACTAATAAATCATTTCCATATAAAGGATAGTAATGCCTAGATTAAATAGACACGACATAGATCGAAAAACAAATAAGCCTAATCCTAAAAGTACAGAAGGATTGACGCCTGATCTTGTTTTAAATAGAGCATTACAAACAAGAAGAGATGATGATGTTGTTAAAACCAAACAACGAACCATATATGATATTGATTATGCCATTAAATGGTATATTGAAAATGAAATTCAGCCACAAATAACTGCAAATAAACAATTACTTTCAGTGCCAGTTATTTATGCAAATGGAGAAAAATGGGACAATGTACGTAGATTGGGATACCTTAGAGATGAAAAAGGAATGCTACAATCTCCAATAATTATGTTGAAACGAAACAGTGTAGCAGAAAAAGATGAACAACGATCATTAGATGTTAATCGACCAAATTCTGAAAATTACATTGTATCTCGTCCAAAATATAATTCTAGAAATAGATATGAAGATGTATTATTTCCTATACCAAAATATGAACCAAAACAATCAGAAGAATATTATATTGTTGATATACCAAAATATGTTACAGTCGAATATGATATGATGATATGGTGTGATTTTACTGCGCAACTCAATGAGTTAGTTGATCAAATATTACCATATGGACGATTTTCTTGGGGAAATGAAGGAAATAAATTTCCTACGGCAATTGGTTCAATATCATTTGAAACTGTTAATACGGTAGGAGAAGACCGATTAGTTCGTGCGACAATTCCATTAACAGTGCATGGCACGTTGCTGTCTGAACAAGAAGTTAGAATATCTACAATTAAAAAAATGTATTCTGTTAAAAAATTAGTATTTGAAATGACGGTTGATGTTGATAATAATATATTTGAAACTACGCAAGTACCAATTAAACTGCTTCAAATGCAGTCTGTTATTTCTAGTGGCGGAATTGTGTCAGTTTCGTCAGGCGGAACTATAACAAATATCAATGCAACCACGATGAATTATTTAACTAATTTAACGGAACGAATTGCAACATATTCAAATACTACTACAGTAACAATTGCAGCATTTGCCGCAGTAAATCCAGTAACTACTACGGTTGCATCTAAAAATGAATTTGATATATTTATCAATGGACAATACGTTGATAAAGTAGTATATACTTGGACACCAAGTGATATTGCAACCCAAACAATTGTATTTGATACTGCAGAATTAGGATATACACTTAATGCAAATGATGTTATCGTAGTTAAAGGGAGATGGGCATAATGGCAAGGCAGTTTAGGCCCGGACAATTACAAACCGGATCTTTATTTAATATTTCTTCTAGTTATGCCATTACTGCATCATTTGCTTTAAATGGCGGTGGCGGCGGAACATTTCCATTTTCTGGTAGTGCCGTAATTACAGGGTCACTGGAAATTAAAAGTGACGTAAACAATATATTTTTAATTAAAAATTTTAATAATCAACCCGTATTAACTGTATCACAAAGTGGCGTAATAGTTATAGCAACACAAAGCGTTAACTTAACAGGCTCTGCACCAAATGGCGGTATATATTTTACATCTGGATCATTTTTTGTAGGTTTGGATTGATGCATATATTTATATAAAATAGGAACATGAAACATGGCAACTTGGAAAAAAGTAGTAGTATCGGGCAGTAACGTAACACAATTAAATAATGATGCTGGATATCTAACATCGGCACCGACACAAAATACATTTGCTACCATGTCCATCAATGGCATTAATGTAATAGCAGATAGTGCGGCAGATACACTAACCTTTGCATCATCATCAGGTGCAGGTTTAAATATCGTAGGTGATGCTGGTGCTGATTCTATTACGTTTACATTAGGTAGCATTCCTAATTCAAGTTTAACCAATTCTTCAATAACAATTGCTGGTAACGCAACTTCATTAGGTGGTAGCGTAACACAAACACAAATATTTGCCGGTAGTACAGCAATATCTTCTTCAGTATTAACATCTCCAACTCAAGGCCAAGCACTACTTACAAACAATGGCGTTGCTGGATCAACTATAGATTTAGGTCTAGAAACAACGGACTCACCTACATTTGTTGGATTAACATTAACAGGCAATTTAGTCGTACTAGGTACAGCATCATTTCAAAATACGCAAAACTTGCTTGTTGCAGATCGGTTTGTATTGTTTGCATCCGGGTCTAATACTGCAGGCGATGGTGGCATCGTTGTTCAACAAGGTACACAAAACATTGGCGAATTATATGGTTATGATAGTGGTACAACACGTTGGGGATTTACTTCATCATTTAATGCAACAGACAATTCATTTGCTCCGGCAGTGTATGCGGGTGCAGTAGAAACTAGTGCTGTTGCTCCGAGTGCAGCACCAATCTATGGTGGCGCCAGTAATGGATTTGGTACAATACATGTTGATTCAAATACCGGAGATATATTTATTTACGCATAAAAATAAAACAAGTTATGAGCATATTAGACAAATTAAAATCACAATCCGCCCCTGAACCAATCGTTCAATTAACAAAACAAGAAATTGAATTTTTGTTAACAATACTCAAAGATGTTTCTATCCGCGGAGAACATGTTGAAACATTTTATAACATCATATTGAAACTACAAGAGCAATATCTAAAACAGTGATATTTATTATAAATGTTGTAGGCCGCAAGGAAGTGGGCACACGCACGGCATAAGTGTATGTAACCAACCGCAACACGAAAGGAATATACTATGCCCTCATGGAAAAAAGTCATAACGTCTGGCTCTGATGCAACCTTAACCTCTGTAACAGCTACAGCAGGATTCACCGGATCATTACTCGGTACAGCTTCATATGCAACTAATGCTTTAAATGCATTAAGTGCTTCATACGCTTTAAATGGTGGTGTTACACAACTATTAGCAGGTCCAAATGTTACATTATCACCAACCAATGGTTTAGGTCAAGTAACAGTTAGTGCTACATTAAGTGGAAGTACAAGTTTTAATACAGCAACAGGTTCATATGGTAGTTTCTACGATACTACAACCCAAACAAACCCCGTAGCTAACATAGCTCGTTCAATGTCTTTCAATTCAACAGACATTACAAATGGTGTATCTATTTCTGGGTCGACAAATCCATTTAACACATACGTTAAAACAACTAATGCTGGGATATACAATATTCAGTTTTCTGCTCAAATAGATAAAACGGATAGTGGAGCAGATGAAATAGTAATATGGTTACGTAAAAACGGAATTGATTTAACTGACACCGCAACTACATTAACACTAAGCGGCAACAATGACAAACAAGTCGCAGCTTGGAACTGGTTTGTAACATCAGCAGCCGGAGATTATTATCAAATTATATGGATATCTGCTGATATTGATTTAAGATTACTAGCAGAACCAATTTCAGGCACACATCCCGGAATACCATCTGTAATAGCAACAGTAAACCGAGTAGATCAATTTTTATCAAACACAGGATCATTTAGCGGTTCATTTACAGGAAATTTAATTGGTACTGCTTCATATGCAACACAAGCATTAAGCGCTTCATTTGCAACAACAGCTTCATATTCAAACAATTCAACAAGTGCTTCATCAGCCGCATCAGCAGCTTACGCAACTACAGCTAACGATGCAACTTCTATATCTAGTTCAATTACAAACAACACTGACAACCGCGTATTAACTGCTACCGGTACCGGCGTTATTAACGGCGAAGCTAATTTAACTTTTGATTCTCAATTACTGACTTTAACCAACGGTATCTTAACATTCGCGGGATCTACCTTCGGTCGAATACAACAATCACCAGGAGGAGCAGCTAATGGTTTATTTTCTCATGCACAAGGGTTAGCTGTAGGAGCCTACGGTGAATACTCCCATGCAGAGGGATCTAGTACTAGTGCATTCGGATTTGGGTCGCATGCGGAAGGTTCGGGCTCAGCTACTAGTACATCTAAGTTATATGGGGCAAAATTTAACACAATCACTTCCGGTGTGTTTCAATTAGCCGGTGATGTAACAGCTGTCTTTGCTCCAGGTAATAGGTTATACTACAACAGTGCTGCATATCCAGACAATACTTCATTTGTAGTTAATACTTCAGTTTTTGGAGGAGTTAATACAACCATAACCTTGAATAACACCGGTATCAATGATAGTAATTTTAGTGTTGGAAGTTTAGATTATGCATATACATCTTGGGCTGGTGATCTACAATCTGTATCAAATGGGGGTCATGCCGAAGGGTACAACACAACCGCAGTAGCAGATTGGTCTCATGCAGAAGGACTCCAAACTCAAACATTTGCAAGATACTCACACGCCGAGGGTAGCAATACACAAGCAAACGGTAAAAATTCTCACGCCGAGGGTAGCAATACAAAAACCTTTGGAGATTACTCACACGCCGAGGGTAGCACTACACAAACAAATGGACCGTACTCACACGCCGAGGGTAGCGAAACAACAACCGGTAATCTAAAAGGTTATTACGCTACAATGACTGCATCGGGTGTATTTACGATTTCTTCAACGTATGGAGACTTATCCGGCCTTGGACTATTTGACGCAGGATATATAATAGGTGTAGACGATTCACGATATGACGCCATCTACACCTATATCAATTTAATAGCTACTTCATGTTCTTTTAACGGAACAAATACACTGGTGCACGTAACTGACACTGTTTTTCTTACTAGCACAGCTAGCATTGGTAGTATTACGAATTTTGCTAGCAACACCGGCGATCAGTACTGGGGAGGATTTGCAGCTCATGCACAAGGTAATAGCACAATAGCACAAGGTTTATTCTCCCACGCAGAAGGCGGCGGTCGAGCATACGGCAACGCTTCTCACGCAGAAGGAAGCGGAATCGCATACGGCAACGCTTCACACGCTGAAGGCGGTGGTCAAGCATACGGCAACGCTTCACACGCTGAAGGCGGTGGTATTGCATACGGCAACGCTTCACACGCTGAAGGAAGCGGTATTGCTGGTTGGATCGGATATTCCATGAGTGAGTCTATATCTGCAGGTGTTATAAAGTTACAACCGGTATATGGCGATCGAATAAACGAATTTGTTGGGGGTGGTTTTGTACTAATTCAAGATGACCAAGGACAAATTGCAGGTGTACCCAGCACATATCGATATGAAATTTCATCATCAGCATTCACTTCATCGTTAACACAAATACAGTTGTATGACACTTCTGTTAGTACTGCAAATGAAATTAAGATAACAATAGGGGTTTATGAAAGTCCAAATCCACCCGTTTCCGATATACCCGCCGGCAACGCTTCTCACGCAGAAGGCGGTGGTCAAGCATACGGAGTAGCTTCTCACGCTGCCGGACTTGGTACACAAACATTAGGTTGGTATCAATCTGTAGTTGGACAAGGTAATATACCATTAAGTAGTACCAGTTCATTTATAGTTGGTAATGGTTCATATGATGACATTAATAGCATTTGGACTCGAAGCAACTTGTTAGTAGCAGAAGGAAACACAGTGCAAATATCAGGATCATTGCAGGTATCTGGATCACTAACGGTATCTGGCTCATTGCGAGGACAAGTTTCGGCATTATCCATTTCTTCAAACACTGCTTCGATTGATATGTCAACAAATAATTTCTTTACTTTAGCACTAGTAAATGGAGCAAACACACATATCAACCCAACTAACATTAATCCAGGTCAAACCGTTAATATATTAGTAACTCAAGGCGCAGCAGGCACCGGTACAGTTACATTTCCTTCTTTAGTAAAACAACCATCTGGTTCTTTATATACAGGTACGGCTGCAGCAAATGCCATTGACATAGTAACAATGATTGCATTTGATTCAACCAACGTTTATGTAAGTTCCGTAAGAAATATGATATAAGTTATGTTTACACCTTTTGCATTTATACAACAATTTATACCTGGAATCACTCCGGCTCTGTTGGATTACCTATATGTAGCCGGCAATTTTACAACATATAAACAACCAATTTACAATCGAATTATTCGAACCGATTTATCAGGTTCTATTGATACTACATTTAATATGGGTACTGGTTTTCCTGGAGGGTCATTCCCAACTTGTATAGTAACCCAGTCCGATGGGAAATTAATAGTTGGTGGAAGTATTAATAATTACTCAGGTTCAGTAATTGGGAACATTGTTAGAATTAATACGAATGGTACTAGAGATACTACATTTGTTACTGGCGTAGGATTTACTGGGCAAGTAAGTGATATAAAAATTCAACCCGATGGAAAAATCATAGCAGTTGGAGCCTTCACTGCATATTCTGGATCAACTAGAAATAGAATAGCTCGTCTAAATACCAATGGCACCTATGATACTACATTTAATATAGGTACTGGACTTAATGCTACTGCAAATTGTGTAGCTATTCAAAGTGATGGTAAAATACTAGTAGGAGGTTCAACAATAACACAATACTCGGGTTCGTTAATCGGTACGGGTAGTTTGCGTATTAATACCGACGGAACTCGAGATACTACATTTAATACCGGAGTTGGGTTTCTTACTGCCTCTACAGTAAATTCAATAGATATTCAATCGGATGGTAAAATAGTTGTAGGTGGTGCATTTACATCATATAGTGGATCTACAGTAACAAGACTTACTAGATTAAACGATAATGGTAGCGTAGATACTACATTTAATCCCGGAACAATTAACAATGAGGTGTTTGCCGTAAAAATACAACCCGATCAAAAAATACTAATACAAGGACAATTTACTACGGTAAGTGGCAGTACTAGAAATCGTATCGCTAGAGTATTATCAAATGGGCAAGTCGATACATCATATAATGTAGGCACTGGAATTAATGTAGCCTCGTCCATAAACATGTTTTCATTAGACACCTCAGGAAATGTTTATGTTGGAGGCTCCTTTACAACATATAGTGGATCAACAGTTAACCGTTTTGTAAAAACAACACCTAGTGGATCCATAGACGGTACGTTTATTTCCGGAAGCATTGCATTTAATGGACAGTCTAGTGCAGGGTTTAATGGAACCGTACGAACTGTATTAGTATCTGGTAGCAATATCTATATGGGTGGAGATTTTACAACATATCAAGCTCCCCCAATTAACTATCTTGTAAAATTAGACAATACCGGTGCTGTAGATACTACGTTTAACGTGGGTATCGGACCCTCTTCCACTGTTACATCTATGGTAACACAATCTGATGGAAAAATACTTATTGCGAGTAGTGCATTTCAAACATATAGCGGCTCTAGCGCTATACGAATTGCTAGAATAAATCCTAGTGGGACCTTAGATACTACATTTATCTCTGGTGCAGGACTTAATGGAGTTGCATATGATATGAAAATTCAACCTGATGGAAAAATTGTTGCCGCAGGTCAGTTTACAACATATTCGGGTTCAACAAATAATCGCATTGTGCGCATCAATACTGATGGAACTAAAGATACTACATTTAATGTAGGAACAGGTGCCGGAACTGGACAAATCTATCAACTAGCACTCCAATCTGATGGAAAAATCATAGCAATCGGAGCTTTTACAGCATATTCGGGTAGTTCGAACGCCAGCATTGTTAGAATAAACACTGATGGAACTAAGGACACTACATTTAATATGGGAAGCGGTTTTAACACTACCTCCGTACTTGCAATAGGAATACAATCCACAGGAAAAATTATTGTTGGCGGAAATTTCAGCATATACTCGGGCTCAACGAATAACTACATAGTTCGAATAAACACTGACGGCACTAAGGACACTACATTTAACATTGGAACAGGATTCGGTGCAAATGGTGTCGTAGCATTGAAAGTTTTAGCAGATGATTCTATTATAGCATACGGATCATTTACTACTTATTCAGGATCCGCATCACCGCGCATTATAAAACTAACTCCTAATGGAACAAAAGATACAACATTTGCACCCACTACCGGATTTTCAGCACAAAATCCACTCTCTCAGGGATATGTCCAAGCATTAAGTACGGATAAAAACAATAACATATATGTTGGAAATCAATTTTTATTATATAATAACAATATAATTGGAAATATTGTAAAAATGAATCAATTGGCAGCATATGATAGTACATTCAATCAAGGATCCAATGTATTTAATGGAACAGGTACAGGATTTAATGCCGCTGTAGCTTCAATTATAAACTTAATAACATAAAAACTCATGAAACTAACACTAAAACAATTTATATTCGGTAAACGAATAACTGCCATTGACACGGTTGATGGATTTGATTTAATCATTAACGTGTATGTTGATGATGCATGTTATGGATTAAACATTGATGTATCCAATGTACCTGGAGGTACTTCACTTACTAAACGAGAAGATTTTGATATCGTAGGAGACGTACTTTCCGTAGATGCAATTTCAC